CACGTCCACCGCGAACGCCGCATCCTCGGCGCTCGCGGTCTGCCCAGGAGCCACGTGAGCGTAGAGCTCCGGGCCCGTGATGAGATCCACGGGGCCCCGGCTACTCGGCGCGCTTGCTGCGGGTGCCGCCCTCATCCGCCATCGCGACGGTGGGCTTGTAGACACCATCCGGCCGGCGCACGACGGCCGAGAGATAGGCCCAGAGCCCGATGCGGATGAGGCCGGGGCCGCCCACCTGCTCGTAGCGGAATTGCGCGATGCTGCTCTCGTAGTAGTGAGCGTCGGCTCGGCGCGCGATGAGCGCCTCGGTGGCCGCGGCCGTCCACAGGAGATACACCGGCACCCCCAGGACCGAGGCGCCCGCGGCGCCGGCCGCGGCCGTGCCCTCCGCATTCGTCGGGCCCAGGTAGGGCACGAGCGCGCGCCCCGTGGTGTCGAGTTGCTGTAGGAGCCCCTCATACGCGGCCGGCGGGAGGAGCACCCCCTCGGCCGGCAGGAACCGGAGCGACTGATACTTGACGATGGCACCGATCACGCCCACGTGCGGGGTGGCCGCGGTGAGGGTATTCGGGCCCGCGGTGGCTCCCGCGAGGATGGCCGTGACGATGGCCGACTCGGATGACTGCATATACGCCTCGGTGAGATCATCGAGGATCATGCGCTCCGCGTCGGGGTCTCCCCCGTCGATGGTCTGCCGGGAGACGTCGACGGTCCCCTGGTACATATCGGGGGTGGAGTTGACGGCCGTGGTGGCGAAATTGCTCGCGGCCACGTTCGTGCCCTCGGCGCTTTGCTTGGCGACCGTGGTGCTCGTGGTGACGCGGGGGAACGTGCGCGTTCGCGCGTCGCTCACCGGGATGCGATTGAAGAATGATCCCGCGACGCGCCCCTTGGCGACGCGCTCGGTGAGCAGACCGGGGAGATACTCGGTGGGGTAGGCGCCCGCGATGCCCGTCGAGAGCACCGCGCGATGCGCGACATCCTCGAGGATCGCGTAGTGCCGGCCGAGCCGTCCCATCGCTTCCATGTCCCCGGCCGCGGCGCGCAGACCGTCCCGCAGGAATCGGTGCTCGCTCTCTCGGGTGTAGATGAGCTCCGAGCGCGTGACGCGCGCGGGGGCGCCCCCGATGCGTGCCACGGCCGCGGTCTCGCGGGAGCGCCGCTCGGGCTCGGAGACCGTGACGCGGCCGGAGACCGCGCTCATCCTCGAGCGCGCCTCGGGAGGTGCCGGCGTGGTGGGGGTCTCATCGGGGGTCTCATCGGGGGTCTCGGTGCCCTCGGTGCCCTCGGGCTCATCCTCGGGTCGGATATCGGTCACGTCTAGTGCCCTCCTACTACGCACGGCCACCCGCGCAGAGTCGTATGCGGGAGCCACCGCTCCCGCGATCGCCAGGAGTCGCGCGGTAGCGTGCTCCATGAGCCCATCACGGCCGATGCGCGGCCGAGCCGGCGTGGAGAATTCCACCGAGACCCCGTTCGCGCCGGCACGAGCGGTCTCCGCATACTCGCGAGCCGCTCCGGTCTCGAGCAGCCGGCCGCGGAACCGGAGCCCCTCGGGGGTCTCCCAGAGATCGGCCACGGTCCCCACGACCACGCGCGTCCCCTCCCCAGGATGGGAGGAGACGATGGGCACCCGAGCGCCATCCCCTCGAGCCCTCCACGCGGCCACGTCGGCCGCGAACGCTCCTGGGCGGAAGATCTCGCGCACCCCTGGGCGCAGCTCCACGGCCACCCCGTAGGGCACCGCGATGCCCTCGAGCGTGCGCCCATCGTCCACCGGCTCGCTCACGAGACCGCCACCGCATCGCGCTCGGTGCGCTCGAGGGGCTCGGCCAGAGCGGCACCACCGGGCTCGGCAGAGAGCGGTGGGGGAACGGCCGCGGGCCCGAGCCGGGAGAGTCCATCGGCCTCGAGGGGTGCGAGATGCTCGGCCTCTCGGATCTCCTCGGGGAGCATCCACGGCTTGCCGCCCACCGCGGTGCTCCACGCGGTGTAGCGGTCCCCTTGAAGACCCCGCGTCACCGCGGTCGGATCGAGCCGCATCGTCCGCCCAGGGGGGAGGAGCCCCGTGATCGCGTCGGATATCGCGGCCATGTAGTCCCCGAGGCAATAGCGCAGGAGATCGAGCCCCTCGCTCTCCACGTTCGCGTACGTCTCGTCATCGGATGCCGGCGCGTTCGCGAGCCGCGTGGGCACCCCGAAGACCCGAGCGATATCGGCCACGAGCTCCCGGCGCGCATCCACCGCGGATGCGGTGCTCGGATCGACCCCGAACGGCTTGGCCTCGGCACCCCCGCCCAGGACCGCGGGGTGGTCGGGCCCGAGCGTGCGAGCCCCGCCCAGTAGCGCGCCGCATACTCGCCGGCCGCGAGCGCCGCGCCGAACGTGCGCCGCGCGAGCCGGAGGGGGCTCGAGATGTGATCGGGCACCCCCGGCCAGAGCGCACGCCGCAGGATCACGAGCTGCTCCGCGGAATACTCCTCGTCCCCGATGCGGTAGCGGGAGGGCGGCAGCATCCCCCACGGATCGTATGCGTGGTCGGCCGGCGCGATCGCCTGGGGTGCGACCGGCACGAGCGACCACGGCGCCCCATCGTCATCCTCCCCGCCCACCATCAGGAGATAGCAGACCGACTCGAGCGCGAGCGTGGCCGTGACTTTCCATACCCACTCGCGGCGCGTGAGATTCGCGCAGGGGCGCTCGGTGAGCCTCGAGGGCTCCACCACGCGGAGCCCCTCCATCTCCTGCCACGGCATCCCCGCGACGGTCCCCGCGATCACCGAGACGCACCGCTGCACCGCGCTATCCGCGGTGGCTTGCTCTACCGAGGGCCCGTAGGGGAACGCATAGGCGGGGGTGGACGTGAGCCCCAGGAGCACGGCCGGCGTGCCCTCGGGGACGATATCCCCCGATGCCGCGGCCGAGCGATGGTGCTTACCCTTGCCCACCGCTCGAGGATGGCGCCCGTCCCAGTCGAGCGCCATCTACGCGAACCTATCAGAGACCGATCACTGCGCGATCATTGCGCGATCATTACCAGACCGAGGGGCCCACGACCACCTCGGGTGCGATGGCCGCGGCCGATGCGTAGATCACCGCGAGGATGGGATCGATGGGCCCGAGGCTCGAGCGCCTCGAGAGGCGCCACCCCCCATCCGCGGATGGTGCCGAGCGCGCGTTCGCGATGCCGGCAGAGACGAGCGCATCGGGCTCGTGCGTGAGTCTCCCCGCCACGAGCTCCGAGTAGAACGTCTCATGAGCGCCCACGATGGCGCGGCCACCGAACGGCCGAGCGATCCAATCGTGATCGGAGACGATGCGCTCTATCTGGGCGGCCGCGGCCGCGTTCGCGTCCCACGACCACGCGATGGGGCTCCACTCCGCGGTGGCGTCCACCATCGCATCCGCGAGATCGGTGGGCGCCACGATGCGCCCCTCGGGAGCCCGGAGGTCCACCGCCACGGCCGCGTGCCACGTGCCGTCCCCCATCGGCGCCACCACCGCGATGGTCGCGCGGCGCCATCCGGGAGCCACGTCGACCGCGAGCGCGGCCGTTCCGGGCTCGTGCTCCATGCTCCGGCGCATCGCGCTCCGCTCCCACGCATCGGGGGGGAGCCAATCGTCGGAGGTCTCCACCCAGAGATTGAGGCGCTCGCGCTTCCATGCGCTCGCGGAGAGCGAGACCCGCTCCGCGGCCACCGCGGCCGGCCGGAGGGTGAGCCCATAGGCGGGGTTCGCGGCGCGGATCGCCTCGAGCGAGCCTGGGGGATCGCGGTCTGATGCCGCCCACCACGACATCCCGAACCCCTCCGCCGGCTCGCGCTTATCGATGATGCGGAGCCCCCGCTCCCACCACTCGCGGAGCAGCACCGAGCGGCCATCCCCGGCCGTGGAGAGCCCGAGGATGAGGGCATCGGGTCTCGCGGAGACCGTCGGGAGGAGCGCTTCCCAGACCGCGCTCGTGCGCTGCGTCATCACCTCATCGAAGATCCCGAGATCGGTCGTGAGGCCGCGCGCACCGAGGCCGGCATCCTTGCTCGCGGTGTCATACCGCCGGCCGAGCCGGCTCGTGATGCCCCGAAAGCGAGTCGCTCGAGCGATGGCCCATTGCATCCCAGGGCCCCCGAGGTCCGCGAGCACGGCATCGTAGAGCACGCGAGCCTGGGCCCGATCGTATGCGAGCCCGAGCACCCGCTCCCACGCGAACGGAGCTGCGGTGAGCGCCCACCCCACGACCCCCCGCACGATGGTGGTCTTCCCATTCTGCCGGCCGGCCGAGTTGACGTAGAGCGAGTGCACGAGCCGGCCGCGCCGGTCGCACGCGAGCATATGCTCGAGGGCATCCTCTTGCCACGAGAGCGCGCTCACGCCGAGTTCGGCGCTCATCCACCGCACCACCGCATCACCGTAGGACGCCACCGCGCGGCGCGGGAGCGGGGTGCGCCACCGCGGCGCGGGGTGCGTCACGGCTTGCGCGTGGCCGGCCTCGCGAGCGGCCGCGGCGCCGCGTACCCTGCGCCTCGAGCGGTCTCATCGGGTGAGGGCCCCGGCACGAGCTCCACCCCGAGACCCGCTCGCGCCGATGGGGTGAGGCCGAGCGCGCGGATGAGATCGAGCGCGAGCGGCATCAGGATCTTGACGGTCTCGCGATCGTAGATGCGGGGGGAGCGCTCGATACGCGCCACCTCCTCATCGGTGGTCGGCATGAGGC